TTCGAGGCCGCGCCACTGTCGCCGCTGTTCGAGGCCGCGCCCCTGACGCCGCTGTTCGAGGCCGCGCCACTGTAGCCGCTGTTCGAGGCCGCGCCACTGACGGCCTTATTGTTGTCGGCAACTGCCGGATTCACTCGGCTGAACGTGTACTCAATCGCCGCCTTGATGAGTCCCGGCAGACCGATGGAAGCCGTGATTTTGATGGACGAGCTGGCGATCTTGGAATCGTCCGTGGCGCGATCCAAAGTGCCGGTCTGTTCGACCACGGCGAAATTGGAGCCGGCTGCGGGATAGTAGGCCAGAACGTCCAGCGGATAGGCACAGGCATGGAAACCGGAATTGCACTTGGAGACTGCGCCGGCATGCGTGTAAGTTTCGCCGACTTTATAGGCGAATCCACGGCACTTCATGTCCGCATCGAAGCCCTTGTAACTCGTTACGACTTCCTTCCCCTCATTCATTCTCTTCTCCGGCTGCGTTGGGTGGCGGTGTGTTACCAAGTGAGCCCATCCTAGCGCAAGTTTTCTTGCCGCGCAAGCCTTCTTGCAATTTATTTTCTGACCCCGTATATTCGCCATATGACAAAGAGCGAAATACTGACGCTGTTCGAGAACCAATATGAGCTTGCCGAAACGCTTGGGATTACCCGGCAGGCTGTAGAACAATGGCCGGCAGACAAGGACATTCCCCAGAAACAGTATCTTCGCCTGCGCTATGAACTGATGCCGGAATCGTTTAAGAAAGATGGGACTCTTAGGCAGGCTCGCGCATGAAAACGTGGCTTTGTTACGATTGCGGAGATAGCTTTAAGGCCAATGCTGGCTTTGCATGGCTCTGTAAAAAGTGCGCCCCTGCCCAGAGGAAAGCTGCTGAGTTGCGCAGCCAAGAAATTCGGCAAAATCGGTTGTTGCAAGAAAGACTTTCGCAAAGGATTGCAAAGACTCGCTGGTCGCCATATAGACGCGTAGCTTATAGCGCTGTTGCAAGAGCCAAAAAGAATGGAGTTCTTCCGCTTCTTTCGGACGGCAAAACGCCTTGCGCAGACTGCAATAAACCGGCTTTGGCATATGACCATCGCGATTATTCCAAACCTCTTGATGTGGTCCCAGTATGCCTGCCGTGTAATACGCGGCGAGGCCAAGGGCTACATGCTTTTGTGGAGGGATACATTCCTAGGCAAAAGCGCGGTAAGAGGACCAAATGATAATTATTGCCGCCGAAACCGTCCTACTCATCTACGCCGCAACCGCCACAGTTCTGCTTGTGCTGGCGGGGGCTTGGTGGGTGGGGATTTGGAAGTTGTGAATCAAGTTATCATTGGCGCTGCCACACTCTATTTAGGGGATAGCCGCGAAATTCTACCGACGTTGCCGAAAGTGGATGCAGTGATTACTGATCCGCCTTATGGACAGGCAGATACTCATGATCAACATTTATCTGGCATCTTGCTCAGAAATGGAGAGCCTGCTGGTCAAGCTCTGGGATTCGGCGGAATCAATTGCGAAGAAATGGTTGATCTATGCCGCCAATGGGTTGATAAGGCCGAACGCTGGGTAGTATTCACTTGCGAATGGAAATTCGCGCATGCTCTTGATGCGGCCGGGTTGCTCGTTAGACTCGGCATATGGAGAAAACCAGATGGCGCCCCGCAATTTACTGGTGACAGGCCGGGAATGGGATGGGAGGCTATTGCTATCTGTCACAGACCTGGGCGTAAGCGATGGAACGGTGGCGGAAAACACGCTTTCTATTCTTGGCCTAAAGGCCAAAATAATAGCGGCCATCCAACTGGAAAGCCCTTGGGACTGATTACTGATTTTGTAACCGATTTCACAGATCCCGGCGACATAATTGCGGATTGGTACATGGGCAGCGGAACAACCGGCGTCGCATGCTTGAATACTGGGCGACAATTCATCGGAATAGAGCGCGAACCCAAATACTTCGACATTGCCTGCCGCCGAATAGAAACCGCCTATGCACAGGGGCAGTTATTCGCACCATCTATCCAGACCAAGCCCGAACAAGCTGGAATGTTCGATGGACAATAAAGCCACCCTCACCGCCCACGACCAAGCCGCCGAAGTCTACCGCCGCGCCCGCGATCTGAGAGAGTGCGGCGCATTGCCTGATAGTGCTTGGATTAAGGCGCAGGCGGAGTAGGAGCGGGCTTGTGCGGTATTCGAGCGGTCCTATAAGAATGAACTGGCGCCATAACTATGCGAAATATCTCATTCATGTTGACCAAGCCGCAGATCCTTGCGCGGACTAAAACCGTAACCAGGCGTGTTGGCTGGAAGCATCTGAAGGTCGGCGATCTGTTGCAAGGCGTCGAGAAAGGAATGGGGTTGAAGGCTGGGGAGACGATTAAACGGCTTGCGGTCATTCGGGTTACTGACGTGAGGCAAGAGCGCCTAGATGACGGATGATTTGCTTTATGGCGTTGACGAATGTTTCCGAGAGGGATTCGGCGATCATCCAACGCTGTACTTCCCGATACGGTTCGTAGATTTCTTCTGCGGATCACACAAAGGATGCACGCCGGAAACAGTTGTAACCCGCATCGAGTTTGAATACGTCGAGCCGGTGGAATAAAAAAGGCCCGACAAAGCCGGGCCAATCATCGGAGCCGATAGGGGGAGATTATCGGGTCCGGTCTTGCCTGCGAATATCCCGCCGCACATGCACGTAGAAGGTGATGGCGGTTGCGATGAAGTGGGCGGCGAAGAGGTGGGTCATGGCACCACCAGGCCGCGCGCAATGGTCATATCGTTGACATCCGTATCGGCAACCACTTGGCCGCAGAATGAATGCGTGGCGATATAGCGGATGCTCACCAGGTTGCCGGCGTTGTCATAGGTGCGCAGGATATCCGTCACAGTGCAGAGTTTCGGATACTTGCCGCGACTGTGAAACTTGGTGCCGATGGGGAAGCGCGACGGTGATGCTTGCAGGTCTATGGCGCTCACGGCTTGACCTTGGCCAGTACGTGTTCGATTTCAGCTAGAGTCTCGGAAACATCGCGGACTGGCGTGCGCTTCAGAAGCCCTTTAATGCAGCCCTGTGCGCGCTCCAAAGCCGCCGCCAGTTCGTCGCGCTGCTGGGTGAGGGTGGCGAGTTCCCGATCCCTGAGTCCCCGGCCGCAGGATTCGTCCTCGACTCGGGTGCGGAGTCGGTCGATTTCAGCGGCGGGGTCGGCCATGCCGCTACAGGCGTTGCAAGCGGCAACGATGTCTATGGCGAATGGTAAGCAACTGCTAGTCGGCCCGACATTGATGATCGTTAAGCCATCAGCATCAACAATTCTAACCGGCTTATAAGTCACGCCAGGCACTGAAGAATTCGCTTGGTGTACTGATAGCGGCAAACGCATATGTTCACTCATCTTCTTCCCCTCGTGCTGCGGTGGTGTTTGGTTAATCGGTGATGTAGCCGCGTATAGCATAATTACGGCGCTGCTCAGAGCGCGGACCAACGCGGAAAGAACGGATTACAACGCGCCAAGATGGATTGGCCGAACGCATTGCATCTGCTGCATCCTGGGCTTCCCAAGAATTCGGCCTAACTTCCAAGGCTTGTTGCGACCACTTCGCATTGCGCCACGCGGCTACTGTTTTATTTGGCCGGGCCATCACGCATCCTTCTGTACAAGCCATTTCTTCCAATTGAATCCCTCGCAATCCCGGCCCTGCAAAGCACGCCAGAGCCATTCATTGAACATGTCGCGGTCTTGGTGGTAGAGCCAATCGCCGTAGAGGCGGGTACGGTTGCCGTATTGGTTGCGATCACCTGCGCGCCAAATTCCTTTATTCTGAAGAGCAAACATATGCTGATCGGAATACGTGGCATTGATCCACTCGCGAAACGCCTTGAACACGCCGCGTTTGGCTAGAATCTCGCCATTGACCAGAACAGCGCTCACCCGTCGATACCGATCTGCGCCACTACCCGATCCGTAACCATCTTCAACCACTGCGGATGCCGCTTAATTGCCGGCAGCAATTGCCTGTCGTGAGGATCGGCGAACATGCTAGCGCGCTCAATCTCGAAGTCATCATCAACGCCGTCAACGCGATTCGCATGGCGCGTGTATTCGATGACGAGGATATTGTTCTTGCCGGAAATGCAGGTGGTGGCGTTGAGTTGGCGGTTCATGGGGTTGTCCGGTTAGGGGGCGATCTGCGCAGTCTTGGTCTGCTGGTGCAGGGCTTGAATGCGTTCCAGATTGCGAAGGTAGTAAATAGCGGCGTCGATTTCTTCTGCGCTTAACAGGCCTTCACGCTGTCTCTGTTCCCGAACAAGCTCAATCCGAAATATGACTGAGCCATGGCGCGGACCCATGCCATATTCACACTCGATGGCCTGACCATGCCATCTATCGTAATCCTTGGTGCCAACATAGGCCGATTTCAGGGACTTTCCGCCATCCAACAGATACTTGATGGCTTGCTCTCGGACGGCGGATTTTTCGTCTCCGGCCTTTTCGTATAGACCGCCAACATTGATGACATGTTCGGCTAGCAATATCTTGGCCGAGTCAATGTTATCCACGATGTAGCGCGCCTGCCTGTCTGCCTCGCGCCATTCAAATTCCAGACTTTGCAAAATCTTGGCAGATTGCTCTTTCGCGCTCTTAATGTCTTGCGCGACTTCCAACTTGCGGCGCTCACAATCAGCCAATGTCAAAACGTTATTCATCTTCTACCCCCTCAGTGCGGGCGGTTAGGCTTGTGACGACTGCGAATGGCGGTTCATGGTTTGCGTCCCTCTAGGCATTTCCGTTCATGATCTTTTGCTGAATCGCCGTCATATTCAGCGCCGCATTTCACGCAGCCGAAAAGAGGATCATCCACGCCAGTTTCGCCAAGTTCACAGACTATGTTTGTCCGGTATGACCTACTTGGTATTTGCCCCAATAAATTCTTGAAAAACTCTGATGGTGCCCTAGGACAAATAGTTCGGTCATCACTACACGCGATAACCGCCATTCCAGAAACTGGCCCATGCTTGCGACATTTTTCGCATATGTCATAACTCATGACCGTGCAACTTCTTTGCCTCTAAATGCCTTGATTACCAACTGCGCCTTGTGAAATGATTCAAGCGCAAAAGCTCTAGAGTTCTGCGAGCTATTGGCTATGACTGCCAAAGCCGCTGCGGCATTTTTAAGGGCGGCTAGAAGCACCGTTATGTCTTGCTCGTTCTTCATATTCATTTCCCTTCTCCAATTCGTTCTGCTTCTTCAGTGAGGGAGAGATTAGCGCCTTGCAATTGCGCTTGCAAGTCAATTTCATTGTTATATTCGGACAATTTAATGATACTTGCGCAAGTATTACACTGCTGGCATACTCGACTTATGGAGAAAGCACGCGCTATCAAGTGTTTCGGAACGGTCCTGAATTTGGCGCAGGCCATCGGGATAAAACATCAAGCTATTTATGGCTGGCCAGATGATCTGCCGCCGCGCATTGAGGATCGTGTTATTGCCGCATTGCTGCGCGCAGACCGCATAACCGAGGCGGTGAAATTGGCACAGAGGCAGACACGGTGAATAGTTACGTTTATATCGTTCTGGACCCATCTAACAACAACGTCAAGATTGGCTGGACACTGAATATTAAATATAGGCTTCGTTCGCTCAAAAATGAACTTGGCCGGCCAGTCATATTTTGCAAGAAATTCTTGGGCGGCTGTAATTTAGAGAAAGCCCTACATATACTTTTTGATGGTCGGCGTCTTTCTGGCGAATGGTTTGATGATACCGATGGATTGATCCGCCTAACAATTACCGGCGAAGTAAAACAAATTAGACTCAATCGTGCGCATGCCGCCAACCAAACCCGCAGGCCGGGGGATAAACAATGAATAGTCCGATTGACTGGAGCGCAAAGGCTTACGAATATTTCGACCGTATGAATCCGGGATGGTCTAAAGCTGAAGTCACAGACATTGCTAGCCGAGAGATTTATGTTGCGCACGTTCTGGGCGGCATGCAAGAAGCCGAACGGTTATTGGCCAACCCGCAGACAGGAGAAGTGAAATGACCCATCCAACCTGTCTAATCTGCCACCGCCCCGTCCCCGGCTTCGATCCCCCATATTCGTCCGACGAACTGCCCGAACCGTGCCTCTGCTCGGCTGAGTGCGAGACGGCGTTTAATCGTGGGGCTGGATCGTATGAGTTGAGGCGAATCGCAGCCGGTATTCCTGTTTGGCGCGGGAAGGATGAGGCGGAATCGTGACAGCCGCCGAACGCGCCAAATTCCGAGGCCTAACGATGGCCGCTCATGCTACAGCAGCCATTGCCAGAGATCACCGCGATAACGGCCGAACCGCTCAGTACCTGACGCAATCTCAGCATGCCGCACAGCTATACGAGGATGCCAGGATTTCACGCGGCGATACAGAGGCATTGCTAGATAGGACTGAACGTGTTCTGGAACTGCAATATCTGTACGAACGGGATCGCAACAGGGCATTGGACGAAGCGCGGAACGAATTGGAAGCCGAGGCGCTTGAGGCGGCTTCGGCGGCTTTGATGGAGAGGCGTAGGAAATGAACAGTGACGCAGAGTTTAGGGAGGCGAGATGAAATTATTCAACATCATCGGCTATCTGGTTTCGGCGCCAGTTATTGCTGGCTGGGATTATGCGTACTTTCAGCGTAAATTTCCTCTTATAGCTGAGGGAAACTGGAAAGAAGATAGGATTTCAGCCTTCATGCCCGGTTATGGCTATGGCCTGGTTATTTGGTACGCGGCGTTACCAGTTGAATATTTTTTGTTTTCGGAACATGCACGCTACGGCTGGTCTCTGAAAAATGGTCCGCTTGGGCCGAGGGAGGCGAAATGAGCGAAAAATTGTGCATCTTCTGCAAGCATTTCGATTGGGATTCTATCAATACGGGCGACCCAAACAGTAGCTATCCAGGATGCGGGCCAGAAGGTGGCGCCAAGTGTTGGGCCGGGCATTACAACGAGGTTCGGCCAGATGATGCAGAGGCAGTTCGCGCTTTATTGCTGACCGCCGAAACCTGCCCCGACTATGAGGGGCCGATAGAATGAGCGAGTGGATTAAATTCAATGGCGGCAAACGGCCGGTGCCAGCAAGCCAGGCTGTGATAGTTCGATTCCGTTGCGATCCTTCAACGAGCGGCCCTAATCGCGCGAATCGATGGATATGGAGACACAATCAGGGTGATTACGACATCATCGCCTACCGCATCGTGTCGGAGGAATCTAAATGAGCGAATACGAAGATATGCGCAGTAAGATCGAAGTTATGGTGTGGTCAGATATTTCCGATAGCGCATCGGGCTCTTGCATGCGCTCTGCATTGGTGGAATGCGCAATGGACATCTGCCACGAAACCGGGGATAGAAAATCGTTCATTGAATTCTGCGCTCGTGTGATTCGTGGGTTCCTGAACGATAACCTGGCGTCTCTGCGCAGGCCGCCACCCACCGAAACAGACGGCGTTGCGGGGAGGAAGTAATATGGGATGGAGTCTCGGCTTTGATAGTAATTGGAACCGCGACATCGGCTATGCGGTTCCTGCGGTATGTGACCATCCGGATTGCAGCACGGAGATTGATCGCGGTCTCTCGCATGTCTGCGGCGAAAAGGCTTATGGCGGCGATAACGGTTGCGGTCTGTTCTTCTGCTCGAAACACTTGGCTTATTCCGAGATATTGGAATGTCAAGCCTGTCAGCGGTGTGCCGATACGCTGGAACCGTTCAATGCTAAGCCGGATGTTGCCGCATGGATTGAATGGAAGCTAACGCATCCGAGTTGGCAGGCTTGGCGGGATGAGAATCCGGAACAGGTTGCGGCGATGCGCCTAACCCATGGCCGCTAAATCGTGGCGGGAGATTTGGAATGGCTAGCGTTCGTTGGTCCCAAGAGGACCTGAATCGGCATAATGCCAAGCAGAAGAAATTGGTCAATGGCGTTGCCGCAGCAGTTGAAGAGCGCAAGCAACAGAACAAGTTTCACGCACAACCGACTACCAGCAATGGCGCCAAGTTCGCATCCAAGGGCGAGGCTGCACTATACGACCGTCTGAGCATGATGCAATCGGCCGGAGGAATAGCCTATTTTCTGCGTCAAGTTCCATTTCACCTGCCAGGAAATATTGTGTATCGCTGCGATTTCGCCGTGTTCTATTCCGGCTACCCGCAAGGATACGATGATGGAGTTGTGCGCTATCTCGATTTCAAAGGCGGTCCGCTGCATCCGATCTTCGTTTTGAAGCGGAAACAGGTCGAGGCTTTATTCCCGGTAAAGATTGAAGTAATAACCAGAAAGAAAGGAGAGTTTATAGGCCTATGAACTCAAACCAGCTTGGCCGCTATCGTTACAACATGCTAAATGGTCGCAAGTACCATTTGGCCGCCATGCAGTCTCTTGGGGCTGCCACTCCTGATCTTGAGAAGTGTATCAAGAATCAGGTTTACTCGGCCGGGTATTACATGGCGGCGCGTGCGATACGAGAATCATATCTTGGACCATTTGCAACGTCTAATCTTTGTCGCCAAGGAGTCATCAAGGCATGAACATAAGAGCCAGCAGCAACGCTTGCCCGACTTGCGGAACGCGCCGCTCATTTATTGTTGATATTGAAAGCCGTGATGAAACAGAAGCAGAGAATGTTTTGATTAGGGACCTGAGCCGCGACAAAGAAAATCTTGTTGCGATGCTGATACGCACAATGCGTAAATTGCCAAAGGATGATTCTCATCGGAAGATAGTGATGGATTTTCTTGGTCGTATCCCCAATGCAATCGGAAGTCCATTACGGGAGAAGAACAAGTGAGGCGCCAATTCAAGAAGCAAGCCCGCGTCGGCCGCTCCGTCGAAGACCTCTACAAACAGGACCGGTTCGAGAGGATGCGGACGGATTGGATCGAGGCGCGCGCTGGGATGGAGTTTACGGTGCAGGAGTATGAAAATGCTGTCCGTGACTTTCGGGTCCAGTGCGGCTTGAAATGAAGCTGACGCCCTCCCAGCTAAAGACCCTCCAGGCGCTCCGCAGCGGGCCTAAGATGATTTCGCATAACCATGGGCGGCGCAGTGTGCCGATTAAGGCTGTGAATGCTCTAATGGGCCTGCCGGTGCCTCTGATCGAATACGGGATAAATGCCTACTTCGTGAGGCTGACGGACGCCGGTAGGGCTGCGGTTGTGGAGGGGGAGGGCGGGGCGTAGAATCATTCATGAAGTAACCGCCTCCCTAACCCTGCGGTAGCTCCACAGGGGACAGCCACGAACCAGCGTGTCGGGAGGGCCGGCTTTCTCTGGCTCACTGGAGGATTCAATGGCATCAATTACGGATATCACCGTAAAGAGATTTGACCCGAAACGCTGCCGCCATATCTGGCGCGTTGACCCAATATTGAAGCCTGAAATGCCGCGCTGCAAAACTAGCGGCGTCAGGCAATATCCTAGATGGTCTCCGGAATCGAAACCAAAAGGCGTTTCTGGGCGTTTGCTTGTCGTAGATGCCGCGCATTGTGAAGCCGGTTTCTACGATTCATGAATGCCCCGCCGCTTGATGATGTTAGGGTAATTCCCCCCAAAGCACGCAACTCGGCAAGGGAGGCCGCACCAGACCCGACAGAAGCCGATTATCCGCAGCAGGGATATGAGCCTTACTTAGACTTGGAGACACCGCGCGATCCACGCCCGGAATCAGAGGCGGCAGAGGTTTGGGATAGCGTAATCCCGCCACCGGAACCGACAAAAGAAATGTTCTATGGCGTGCTGGGTGAATTAGCGCAACAGGCGGCGAACGGGACCGAAGTGAACCCGGTTGCTGCTATGGCTTCCGCAATGACCTGGCTATCGGCTGCGATGGGGCGCAACCGCGTTATTCATGTCGGTGATGGATGGCACCACCTGAGATTATTCACGCTGCATGTAGGCCGCAGCTACAAAGGCGGCAAAGGCATGTCGAAAGACTTGCTGATGCGCGTGGCGCAGGAAATTGGAGAGGCCGAACCTGATTTAGTTCCGAAAGATCACTCGGGCGGATTATCTAGCCGTGAAGGTCTGGTCGTAATGATCCATGACGGCTATAAAGAGGGCAAAGAACAGATCCCCTCAATTGACGACAAGCGGCTGTTTGTGATTGAGTCAGAGTTCGCCAATATTCTTGCTCAGGCCAAGCGCGAAGGGAATACGCTGTCATCCGCATTGCGCGATGCATGGGACGGCAACAGTTTGAAGCCGGCGACGAAATCTAGCCGCATCTGGGCATCGCGGCCGCATATCGCATTGCATGGAAGCATCACCCCGACCGAATTACGCGATAAAATGTCGGCCGGTGAAATGACTAACGGGTTTGCCAATCGGTTCTTGGTGTTCTGGGCCGAGAGACGCGGCAGTATCCCATTCCCAGCCCGAACCAATGACACTACGGTGTTCATGTATGCGGGAAAGTTCACCAGCATCATTCGACACGGGCTTTGCGGCTACCCGCATGACGGCGTGCAGCGGTATATCACTTTGAGCCAGCAGGCGCGCGCCTATTTCGCCAAGATTTACGGGCAATACTCGAATGCGCATCCTGGCGGCGAAATGATTAGCGGATTGCTGCAACGGCGGGCGCCTATGGCGCTGCGCATTGCTGGTTTGTTCGCTATGACGGATAGGCTCGATCAAATCAATGTTGACCACCTGACAGCCGCTGCGGCATGGATGGATTACTACGCACAGTCCGTGCATATGGTGTTTGGGCCGCAGACTAATCAGGAACAGGAAATTAAGCGGTCTGAAGATGCTCAAAGACTGCTAAATTACCTGCGCAGCGCCGAAATTTGGTGCAGCCGGACCGTAATTATTGGCGAGTGCTTCCAAAATAATGTTGCCAAGGCCGCGCTCGATAAGGCCCTCGAAAGTCTGATGTTGGAGAAGCAGGTGGAGCGCCAAGAGGTGCAAAGTGGCGGTCCGAAGCCGCGCATTGAGTATCGGACCATCCACCCGGATCAGGAATAGAAAAACCCGCCCCATACCAGCGGCGGTCTCAATTCAGCGCCCAGCATCCCTCTTTCGCTTCCGGTAAGCCTTCTGCTGCTCGGCATGCTGCTCCGGATGCAGCTTGCGCCAGCGGGCTCGGCGTTGGGCTGGGGTTTGGGCTGGGGTTTGGGCAGTCATGAGGCGCCTGGATATGCGGGGAGCGGCATCCAAGCGATAACGCGTGTTTTGACGAGAGCACCGGAGACCCAGACCCATGCCCAGTCTTCGTAGCCGTCTTGCTGGATCAATTCCAGCCGCCCCTCTCCGGTCCAGTCCGGTTCGGCGGCGATTAGGATGTTTTCATCCTGTGGCGCGATGCTGAGCGGAAGCCATTCAGACTTCATGACTTAATCCCAGCCGTCACATCCATGGCTACCAGATGCTTCATGCCTTCGACGATGTAATCCGTCATCTGCTGCGTGGCTTTGCTGTCGTAGCTGATAAGCCCTTCATCGTTCGCGCGCCACACCTGAACAGTGCTGCCGGCGCGGTGCATCTGCCAGGCGCGGATCTTCATGCGCGGCCATTGGTTTATCAGATAGCGGCCGTTATCGTCGCCATGCCGGCCGACCAGTGCATAAGTGCGATTTCCCATGTCTCTCTCCCGCCGGATTAAGCGCCGGCTCGCTGGTGGGGTTAGTTCGGACGGCAGCGCTTGCAGGTGACAGCGTGTTTCAACTCGGTGATTTCCAGCCGTGCGCCCGCCGCAGTTGATGCCTCGCTGCTGGTATTGGCTTCCCGCCAAGCCGTCCGGCCGCACGCTGTCACGCCCCTGCGGCCGTCCGATGAAGTCTTGAACAGATGAACCTGCGCCGTCTTCACTTGCCGCATCCCAACCAGCCTTCGATTTCAGCAAGGTTGGCATGCTCGACGTAGATGTCGGAGCGGCCATCGCAGGGAACGAAAGCGTAGTAGATCGTCTTGCCGTTGCGAATCAGGATGCCGATGCGTGAGTCCATTTCCCTTCTCCCTCTGCTTCCGGTCCAAGTCAGACCGTGAGTCACACACTACATGGTTTTGTGAGTCACGCAAGCGCCGTTTGTCGGCCATAACGATTTATGCAATTCTTTGGCAGTGATACCCGTAAAGGTCTCGATTCATGAGAATAGAAAACCTCAGCCCATGCCGCTTTGAATAGGCATTCGCGGACCCGCTCAGATTGCTGCGCACCGTTTGCAGGCCGCTCGGCGTGCGATGAATCGCCGGGACGAAAAAGGACTCTCCAATCTTCATCTGGTCAAACGGATAGCGCGCGCAGGCGCGCACTTGTTTGCGGGGCAGCGCAGATAAATCTTTGCGTTCAACTTCGTATTTCATGGCGAACTCTCTCCATAACAACGGATTAAGAATGCAATATATCACTAAATTTAACTGTATTGTCTTAGTAGATAACTTAGTAGATAACTTCGCCAGCATCATATTGATTACACAATAAATTCGTTATCTTCGTTAAATTCGTAGCTTCCGTGTTTTTATGCATCTGTACAGATTACGAAGTTTATGGATTTAAATATAAATAATATTAATATAAACATATACTTATAGTTTCTTGTAGACATATGTACACAATTTTATATATACCCCTGTTTATGTACAGACGGTACGAATTTAACGAATTTAACTAAGATAGTTGATTTCATTGGGAAATGTGTACGAATTTATGTACGAATTTATAACGAACATTGGATTGAGCGGCTTGCGGCCTCACCTCGATCCCTATTCCCCATGCGCGCACGCGCGTCGCAATCTTCATACCAAACGTTCGTTTAATTCTGAACGTTCGTTTAATTAACCAGATCGGCGCTACACTGCCGCTATGGACCTCGACTGGCAAGACGCAACCCTCCCGCCTCAACCGACGCGCGCGGAACGATCAAAGCAACGGCTCGATGATGCCTACCAGCGGCAACTGATCAAGCAGCAGGCCAAGCGCGACGTGGCCGCAGAGGCTGAACCACCACCCGCCCTCACCCGCCTGGCCGAAGCTCTTGAGCAAGCCCGCGACCTCATCATCCAGCCCGACCGCCAGCAAGACCGTGCAGCACGCGCTCATCTGGCCGCGATGCAATATGAGTCTTTCCAGAAGGTGCAGACGGATCTGACCGGGGCCATGCTCAGGGGGCAGCTTGATCCGGCGGCGCATCGGGAGGCTTGTAATTCGATTGAGCAGGTTACCCGGCGCCTGTTCCTGATGGCTGAACGCCTGGACCGACAGTCATGGGCTGAGCGGCCGAAGGATCAGACGGACGACGGCTCCGGCATCGTCGCAGCGCTCGAAGCGGCCAGCTCTCGGTTTCGGAAGATCACGTTGGAGTTTCACGGGCCGGCCGTAGTGCCGGAGTCTGCCGGCGTGATCGAGGGCGAATCCGTTCGTGTGCCGGCAATCAGCCAAGGTAAGCCGTGATCTGCCGCTGCATCGAATGCTATCCGCAGGTTGCACGGGCGCGCAGGGAGTTCGAGAGCGAGTTCGGCGGCCAAGAGCGCAATGGCAATGGGTACACGAGCGCCGCCGTTGAGGCGCAATTCGTTCGGTGGGCTCGAGGCAGGCTATCCACTCTCCGCCACCATGTACCCCCACAAGCCCCTGCGCGCCACTCCTGAGCAACGCGCCGACCGGGGGAGGTACGAGCAGGCAGCCCAGCAAGCGATGTCCTAGCGCCTCAGAGGGGACCCGCCCGGGCAGGAGGACCCGGGACTCGTCCAGACGGGCGTTCGGTTCCGATCCCGCCTACCGTCCCTGAGAACTCCCCAAATTTTCAAAAAGTTGACCCTCTTGCCTGTAGGGCGCATTATCCTAGCGCGTGGGCGTGATGCCGGACCTGCTATCCGGCCAGAAGTGACCCGGCAGCGTTATCCCCTGGCGCTGACCGGGTTTTTATGTGGGGTACGCCGCCAGCCGAGACCAGCTCTCGAAAAAATTTCGGTTGCAAATTCTGAGGCCGCGTGTGACTATTGGCTGTCACATACTTATGGGATCGCCACATGGCCGAGCAGCAGATACCTCGTTCTGACACGATCTATCCCGATTATCCAGCGGAAGTTCCGCTATCCGAGCAGATTGACCGTTTCCGCAGTAGTGAGAAAGCAGCATGGGCGCGAGCCGAACGGATAGAGGACGATTTGAAGCAGCGGACCCGTGTCACCGCGCTTGAGTTCGCTTTGCGCGCATCGAAAGTGATGACTACGGCGGAGTACGTTGCGCGTGCTGAGGCATTCCGGGCATTTCTGAGCGGCGAGAACGATCAGACGTTGAATTCATGACTGACCGCTGCCCAACCTGCAACCAAAAGTGGAACGGAGTGCGTAAACCTGTGCCGATGACTGGGGCACAGAGGCAGGCGCAGTATGTCGCTCGGCGCCGCAAGAGAGGTAAGCCATGAACCGTTCCCCCATAAAATCCGAAAACATAAAATCCATAGGCCATGATGCGCGCGGCCCCGGTGTGTTGCACGTTGAGTTTCATAACGGCGATGTCTGGCAGTATCGCGGCGTGCCGGCGAGCGCGCATGCGAAGTTGATGGCGGCGGATTCGATTGGGTCGCATTTTGCGGCGCATATTAGGGACCGGTATCCGGGGAAGAAGGTTTAGTGGCTGCCGTATCCCCTCAATCCCTAAAAGAAATCGCCACCAAAGCCGGGGAGTTCGTATTAGATCCACTCGGCTACGCATTCTGGGCCTATCCATGGGGCGAGCGCGATTTAGAAGGATGGGAGAGGCCGGATGATTGGCAGTGTACCGTTCTGGATTCGCTTGGTAAGGCATTGCGCACTCCGGGCCGTAACGAGCCGATCCGTATCAGCATTGGCGCAGCTAACGGCGTCGGGAAAACGAGTTTAGGCGCAATCGTTCTAGATTGGGCTATGTCCACATCACCATTCACGCGCGGCACTGTTACTGCGAACACGCAGCACCAGCTACGCACCAAGACATGGGCTGAGTTGTCGAAGTGGCGCCGACTGTCGATAACCAAGGGGCTATTGGAGTTACAGGCAACATCCCTCATCAGCCCGGGCGAGAATGCGAAGGATTACCGCATTGACGCCGTGCCATGGTCGGCAGAGAAGCCGGAAGCCACTGCCGGCATGCACAACAAGGGTCGGCGCGTCATTCTGTGGTCTGATGAGGCCAGTTCGATCGACGATATCATCTGGGAATATCAGGATGCCAGCACTACGGATGATGACACCGAGATTATCTGGCTGGTGACGGGCAACACGACGCGCAACACCGGCCGATTCAAGGAATGCTGGGGCCGCTTCGATTCGCGCTGGATCAAGCCGAATGGACCCGGCATCAAGAATGGCAAGGTGGACGGGCGTGAGGCTAAGTCCACCAATAAAAAACTGATTGCACAATGGGCTGCCGACTACGGCGAGGACCACGATTTCTTCCGCGTCCGCGTCCGTGCTGAGTTTCCGCGCGTCGGTGAGTTGCAGTTCTTCCCCAGCGATTGGGTATATAACGCGAAGAAGAATGAGATACCGATTCAGCAGCTTGCCATGGAGCCGGCAGTTATTGCGGTGGACGTGGCTGGTGGCGGCACGAACAAGACCGTCATAACGAATCGGCGCGGCGGCAAACTCGTCTGGCAGCGCAGCGAGCAGTACACGCCTGACACCATGGTTCTTGTTGCGCGCATCATTGATATTGTCAGGGTAGAGCGTAACGTCCGCTGTATCTGCGTCGATGCCAACGGTATCGGCAAAGGTGTCGCGGATCGGCTGTCACAGCTACATTCAGAGACGCCGCAAGTAGTGCCACCTATCGTTCACGTCTACGGATCACATGGATCGAGTGATCCGATCCAGTTCCGCAATCTCCGTAGCGAGTTATATAGCCGCTGCCGTGATTGGCTGCGGCAAGCTGACATTCCGTATGAATCTCCGCTGATCGAGCAGATGGAATCCATACAGGCTGGTTACAACGCGGCCATGCAGATAGAGGTAGAGACGAAGAAGCAGTATTTGGACCGGACTAAGAAAGAATCGCCAGACGAAATGGATTCGCTGGTGTATTCGTTCGCCGAATACATCTACTCGCCCAATGTGCAGATGGGGCGCCGTCGCAAGATGCCGTTGAGGCAGGGTAGGCCGCTGTGAGTGAGACCCGGCAGTACCTATACGGCTTCCGCACCGACTATCCCGTAGCCCGCGAAGAATGGAATATCTCATGGGGTCAGATGTGCGACGTGATTATTTCTCTGGTCAAGCATCACTGTGCCAAGACGCGGCATGCGCATAGCTGGATAACTGTGCGGTGCGTGCCGGACAAGGGCAAGACTGAATTGATGCCGTTGAGTATGGGCGGTGGGTATGGGCATCGGATTTGTGTGGAGATTGTTGAGACGGTTCCGGGGGAAGTGCATTGATCCGCATCGTCCTCCGCTCCCATGGCCACGGTTTCGCCGGCATCACCGACGCCATCCAGCGAGCCATGCTGACGGCTCGCAGGTTGCACCACAACGAGCGTTACGGCAGTCTATGGCTGATTGCCGATAGGACGTGGGAGGTTAGGTTCAGATGAGCGCTCTACGTTGTGACCATTGCGGACGGTTCCATGCGCCGGTTACAGGGTGTGAAAATCCCGTGCATCCGCGCGTTAATCCTCCGGCGCGGGCACTTGGTGTGTATGTGCGGCCGCCCGTCAATCAGGTTAAAACCATGATGGGAATGGGGCGTAAGAGAAGCTAGTGGATCTTAGTGGCGAGTCCGTAACGATCCACGTCGGTGAAACAAAATTCACCCCGCCAAACATCCCCCGCCGTCACGAATTCAAATCACTCCCCTACGATAACGGTAGCCCCCGCATCATCTTCGGGATGATGGGTTTCGGCGATTCGATGTATATGCGCCCTATCTTGCGGCACTTCCGGGGCAGCTATCTTCGGACTCCGTTTCCATGGCTGTTCTCTGATCTAGGCGTGAATTGCGTCAAACCATCTACTCCGCTGCGCACTCAGGCCGCCGCTATCGAGTCGGAAGAATATCGGTGGTACATGCCGCCGCAGGACTTGCCATATCAGACGATCCTGTACCGACGCGAGCATATGGACAAGGGCGGAATTCCATATGGTATTGCGGACTGTATGGGCATCACCGATAAGCCGCTAATATGGGACGCGCCGCCCCTCGGGACGCCATGGAATCTACCGCCTAAAGTGGCCCTGATCCGCCCCGTATGCTTGCGCACCGAGTATCACAATGCCGCGCGCAATTGCGATCCGCAGTACATCGCGCAAGCCGCTGATATTCTGCGCCGCCGAGGGTACTCCATCATCACTGTTGCCGATTTACAGCGCGGCGCCGAATGGGCGTTGCAGCCGCTGCCTGTTGCGGATGTACAGTTGTATGGCGGGGAACTAGCATTCAGCCGTCTACTAGCTTTAGTTCAAGCCGTGACCGTATGTGTCGGCACTCCGGGATGGATAGTTCCCGCTTGCCTGCTGACGGGTACGCCGCTGTATTGCGTGGCCGGCGGTATCGGTGGTCATAATGGACCAGACCGGATAGCGCCGGGATTCGATCATGTCGGCTTTGCGCTTCCGGACAACTACTGCATGTGCTACGACGAGCGGCACGACTGTCCGAAACATATTTCAGATTTTGAAGGGAAATTCAATGACTGGCTTACCAGCAAAAATTTGTGAGGCTCCAAGCCTCGGCGAGATATGGGGCGATGCCTTGCAATGGATTGACCCTATCGGTATCGGTTGGCTTCCAGTGTTCGGAGAATCCCTATACGGGCGTGAGTATTGGGATGAGTACCGCAAGCGCGATAGCACGAAAATGGGGGCTGCTCTGACCGCTTCCAGGCTATCGTTGGTCAGAAAGTTTCTGGCCAATGGCGCCGATGACATGGTAGACGTAGGCATAGGCGGCGGCGCATTCGTATCCTCCGCACAGTGCTTCGGCCATGACGTGAACCCCTACGCGCTTGAGTGGCTAGGTGATCGGCAGTGGGATGGCAGAGCCGTGGGCGCGATGACGATGTGGGACGTAATCGAACATCTGAAAGAGCCACGCGAATTGCTGGACCATTGCCGGAAACTTCTATTCGTATCCACGCCGATCTATCGTGATCGAGCGCACGTCTTGCAGTCGCGGCACTTCAAGCCAAGGGAACATCTGATTTACTGCACGCATGAAGGCTTCCAGTTCCTGATGCGCGGTTACGGATTTGAAATGATCTATCACGACACGCGCGAGTCAGACCTTGGCCGAGACGGCATCGGCAGTTATGTTTTCCGGAGAGTCGTATGAAGGAAGTCACGCTTGACGTAGTGCAGGGAATTGGCGACATCTTCTGGGTTCACCAGAAAATGTATCCGTATTTCGACCGGGTCAATTACAACGTGCTAATGACGTGCGAGGATGAGACTCAGCGCCGGTCCCTGAAATTCTTGCCGCTACTGCCGAAATGCGGAGAGGTGAAGGCGAAAGTGGTAGATGGCGCGTTCTATAACCGCGTCGCAACATGGCGCTTCGGTATCCTGCCGATCCTTGATAATCCGTCCATCGTCCACCAGTACGCCGTTAATCGGCCGCTGGAAGAAGGCATCCGCTTGGAAGCCATAGACATCGGTGCCAAGGTCGAATGGGGCGTGCAATGGCAGGTACCGGATGCATCTGCGAAAGAGGGCGATTACCTGATGCTCTACGTTTCCGGATCTTCGCGCCACTACCATGATAAGTTCTCACCGGAACAGTGGGCCATGCTCTACGCGACGATGCTGAAGCGACACAGCCTAGCGCACTTGCCAGTGGTCCTGATCGGTGCCAGCTACGATGCATGGATGCAGAAGTCGGTTTTAGCCAGGCTTCAGCAGCAGGGGATACAGGCCGAAATGGTAATTGACGGCGCTCCGGATGTGTCGATTCGACTGCTGCGGGATGCAAAGCTGCTGGTCGGTTTTCAGTCCGGGCTTAACGTCATCGCTGACAATTACGACACCCCGGTCATTATGGTGGACTTCAACCACCTCAAGACCATGGCTCATTCCTGGTGCAAACCGGGCCACGTCGAGGCCAATATGTTCAAGGAATTCGTTTTTTCGGATGGCGTAGATGCCATCATTCAGGGTGCCGATGACATTATTTCCGGAGTGAAGGCTAGACTTAGCAACAAGTAGCGCGCTACTATTCCAGTAACGCATCGGTAAGCGTTACAAATTCAGTAGCAGATTGGAGGTCTGATATGCCTGCAAAAAAGTGGATTCAGGGGGCCATCAAGAAGCCCGGCGCCCTTCATAAGCAACTCGGCGTCCCTGCCGGCAAGAAAATCCCTGCTGCGAAGATCAACAAGGCCGCCAATTCCGGCGGGAAACTCGGGCAGCGCGCCCGGCTCGCAAAGACGCTCAAGGGCCTCGGCAAGTGAGCGTAACCATCCTAACCCCGGCCCGCCAGCGCCTCATCATCAACGGCTACACGGATATGCTGTATCTGCTGAAAAAGCACAGCGTACCGATGCCGAGTGCTATGTTTCAGCGGATCAAGGATGGATGGGACGCCGCCAAACCGGAAGGCATGGACACGATCACCTCCGGCAAGAACGAAAAGAAATCTGGCCTGATCTTGCCTTTCAACGAAACAACCCGTCTGCCGCATATCTCGCAAGTCGAGCAGTACGCGGCGGCGGCGGATTTGAAGCAGGCGCGCGGACGATAAATGGCCGGTCCGCAGCAAGCATCGCCAGCCATACCGCAAGATAATCCGCCTGCGGTTGCTTTTGTTGACGGCGGCCTGAAGCCGAGCGACACAGCGCCAAAAGAGGACGGCATATCACCTGTTTCGTATACGCCTCTTGTGAGCTTCTTTAGGCAAAAATGGGTTCACAATTACCGCGCCAAAGAGTTAATCGATTACCGCTTGCTTGCCAACCTGCGAGCGCGCCGAGCCAAGTACAGTCCCGAAGACAATACCCTATACAGCCGCAATGGCCAGTCACCGCCGTATCTGCCGCTAGCATCCGTCAAGATGCGCGCTGCCGAAGCGGCCATCAACGAACTGCTACTGCCGAATGGTGATCGTCCTTGGGGCCTAGATCCATCCCCGCTCCCTGAATTGCCACCTGAAGTCGCGGAACCGATCAACGCTAAAGCCTACAAGATGGCGCAGCAGAGGATGCAGCAGGCCACGCAGCAGGGCCAGCCGATGACGATGGAGGATTACGTCGGCTTAGAGGTCGCGCTATCAGAGCGCATGAACGATGAAAAATTGGAAGCTCTGCGCAAAGAAGCCCGCGAACGTGCGGCACGCATGGAAGATGAAATCGAACAGTCCATGATTGTCGGCAGCTACTATGAGGCCGCGCGCAAATTCACTTCTGAATTCACCACGTTCCCGACCGCTATTCTGAAAGGTCCATTCTCCAAAATGACGCGGCAATTGAAGTGGCAGGGTAAAAAGCCCGTTGTCACTCATTCCGCCGTCTGCGCTTGGGATACCGTTAGCCCATTCGATGCCTACCCGGCACCACAAGCGAAGTCCGCACAAGATGGGTGCTTCATCGAGCGGATGCGCTTCACCCGGTCCGATCTTTACGACATGATCGGCGTGCCCGGCTATATTGAATCTGCGATCCGCCGTATCTTGCAGTTCAACATGAGCGGCAACCTGCAATCATGGCTGTGGTCGGATATCCAGCGCCGGGAAATCGAGTCTTACACGACCGACATCTGGAAGCCGGATTATCTGATTGATGCGCTGCATTGCTGGGACGCTGTTTCAGGACGCGACTTGCAGGCGCAGGGCATGGATATAGGCGACGGCGATCCGCTGGCTTACTACGAAGTCGATGCGATTCTGATCGATAACGAAATCATCCGCTGCGAAATCAACGATGACCCGCTTGGCCGTCGCCCTTATTGGGGGTCTAGCTATGACCCAATTCCGGGCGCATTTTGGGGAAACTCAATCTATGACTTGATGGAGGATTGCCAAGCCCTAGGCAATGCTGCCGTCCGCGCGCTCAACGCCAATATGGGCCTTGCTAGCGGCCCGATCATGGGCGTGGACGTGTCGAAACTGGCAGATGGCGAAGATCCGAAAGCCATTGCGCCGCTGGAAACGATCCAATTGGATACCAGCCGATCCCCAACACAGGATGCGACAAAGGCTATCGTATTCTGGCAGGCCGACTCCCGCGCCACCGAATTAATGTCGGTCTTGGAGCGCTTCAAGCAGGAAGCCGATGACTTAACTGGCATCCCGCGCTATGCCTACGGCGGCAGTCAGGACTTGAAGGGCGCCGCGGCAACCTCGTCCGGTCTGTCGATGCTAATGGGCACCGCGTCTAAAGGCTTGCAGCGCGCCGTGTCGAATATCGACCTTCACGTCATCCGGCCGACGATCACTTTGGCCTATGAGTGGCAGATGCTGTACGGCACGAACCGTCTAGCCAAGGGTGACTGCACCGTGTCCGCCCGTGGCGCCGCCGCCGTTCTCATCAAAGAACATTTGCAACAGGTCCGCATCCAGTTCTTGGGCATGACTGCGAACCCGACCGACATGCAGATCATCGGCATGAAAGGACGCCGTGCCGTGCTGGCCGAAGTGGTCAAGGCTCTGGACATGCCGGTGGACGACATCATTCCGACTGAGGAACAGCTTAACCAGCAGATGGAGGCCATGCAGCAGCAGCCTCCGAAGCCGAGCGGCGACACGCTGGTGGACGCGCAAGTCAAGACGAGCGAGATTCAGTCCAAGGAACGGCAGTCCAATACCCGCGCTGCCGTGTCGCTTGCCAAGGAAGCTATGGTTCATCCGGAAGCCGGTGCTCGTGAAATGGCATCCCTGCCGGCGCCGCCGCCTCCTGCTGCGCCGCAGCCACAGATGCAAGGGTTAGGCCCGCAATGAATCGGTTGACTGCCCCACAGTACCTTGCGTTGGCCCGTGTGGCATTACTGCCGGACGGCAAGACGATTCTTGCGTGGGTCCAGTCCAGTTTCGATGAAGAAGTTGAAATGTTGTTGAGTCCGGCAGCATCAGACGCAACCATCACAGCAAAGATGCAGGGCCGGGCGACTATTCTCAAGGAAATCCTTGAGCAGTTCGCCAAGGCGCCGGAATTATCGCGGTAATCGCTACCATCCAAGGAGATCGGCGAAATGGCACAAACGAATGAAGGTCAGGCGTCACGTATTGCGCAGGCGCGTCTGGCGATTACTGCGAAACAGGCGGAATTGGCCCGCGCCAATCTGGAACGGCTTAACCCCGATCCGGTTCGTGCAGCGGCGCCTCAGTCTACGCCGCAGGAGTTGAGCAATATCAATCCGGACCCTGCTCCCATCGTAGATCCGCCGTCCGTTCAGGCTGCTCCGGTGCCCACTGCCCAAGGACCGACAATCGAGGACCTTCAGGAACAGTTGCGCGTGTTGCAGGAGCGTTTTACTTGGCAGGAAGGGCATTTCAAAGCCGAAGGCCAGCGAGAACGCCAGCAGCGGGAAGCCGCACAGGCTCAGGCTGCGGAAGCCATTCGTCTTGCCGAATCCGAGCGCCAGCAGCGTATTCAGGTGCAGCAGGAGCAGGAGCGCAATCGGCCCATCACGGATGCCGATTTGCTGCGGTATCTGCCGCAGTCCGAAATCGACCGCATGGGAACCGAAGCAGCCAAGGTGTTGATACAAGCTCAGCGGATGATTGCTGGCGAAATTTCCGGCCCTGCGGTACAGTCCGCCGTAGAAGAGGCGCGCCGCGAGACAACTGCCGCGCGTCAGGAAGCGCAACAGATTCGCAGTGAAACGTTTTGGGACCGAGTTCGGGAAGCAGTTCCGGACTGGGACGTAGTAGACAAGACTTCAGGGTTCTTGCAGTGGCTTGGTGGCATGGATGACCTGACCGGAAAGACGCGCCGTGACCTCGGAGTAGAGGCCCGCGACACGCTAAACCATCGTCGGTTCATCGCCATTTACAAGCAGTACAAGTCAACCCTGCCCGTTGAACAGCCGCCGGCCACCCCACAAAGGGGCATGATCCCGGTAGGAAGAGGTAAAGGCGACGTTCGTACGGAAATTCCGCAGGCTCCGGTTATCACGGTCGAGGAAATACGAGACTTTGAACGCCGCGCCGCCAAAGGTGAATTCCGGTCTGTCCAAGGACAGAAAGAACTAGCCGAAATCAAGAAACGCATCATGTTAGCCCGCACCGGCATCAGCCGCTGATCGGGTAAGGAGAATTTAGTATGGCAACAACGGGTATTGCCCGCGCTGGCGGGTATGCCGATTACAGCTCAACTGGCACTGGTGGTCAGTTCATCCCTAGCCTTTGATTTTGGGGATGTAAAACCCTCTCTGAATAACGGGAAACTCTCTAGTAGACAACCCGAGGGAACGTGGTAAGATGGTTCGGTATTTATACCATAGAGTTTGTCAAATGACTCCTGAGTATTTAGCCGGATTCTTCGATGGAGAAGGTTGCATAGATGTGCAGCGTATGTATGCGGCAGGGAAATTCAAGTCGCGGTTTTATGTAAGGCCGCGAGTTCGAATATCCCAAACAGTTACCAGCCGGATTGTTTTAGATGGACTATGTGAGCGTTTTGGAGGTCACATGTCTATCAGGAAACACGGCAAAGGAAAGCAGCGTGATAGTGTTTCCTGGGAATTGTTGAATGACGCAAACATGCGTAGCATTATCGAAGTAATGCTTCCCCACCTGATCTTGAAAAGAGAACAGGCGAAACTAGCTTTGTGGTGGTTGAATAACTGCCAAGGAGTTAGATCGACTGAGTGCTCTGGGATAGATCAGGCGCGGCATAAGTTCGCTGATGAACTTTCCGCTATGAAGCACGACCCGCAGAGACTGAGCGAGAGGGCAATTGAAGAAATTCAATTGATGCTACAGTCCAAACACGGCAGCGATGCCGTGACCAAGACGGAAACGATCTTGGCGCGTGCAGCTTAACGCACGTCAATTGCGCAATGACCGGCGCAAAGTAATAGCAAGGAAATCTGGTCAATGATGTTGACCGAGAAGGTATTCGCAAATACCGTCTTTTCGGAGATTTGTGACTTGAGCTGGGAAGGCGAGATTCGGAAAATGGGTGACACCGTGCACATCCGCACGACTCCCAACATGAACATCAACCCCTATGCGATTGGCCAGACCATCACGTATCAGGTGCCGACGAGTACGCCTACCAGCCTGACCATCAGTCAGGGCCTGTACTGGGCGTATGCCATTGACGACGTGGACCGCTACGAGGCGGACATCGAGTTGATGGACAACTTCACGCAGGCGGCCGTGCAGCAGACCATGGTGGTTCAGGATCAAACCCTGCTCGCCACCATCCCGTCGCAGGCCGGTGCGCAGAACAGCGGCAACGCTGCCGGCGCACAGTCGGCCAACATCAATCTCGGCTCCATCGCCGCGCCGTTGGTTGTTACGAGCGCCAACGTGGTCGATTCTGTCCTGTTCGCCGCCTCACAAGCGCTGGACGAGCAGAATATTCCGTACGATGGCCGCCGCTGGATCGTCCTACCGTCTTGGCTGATCCGCAAACTGCGCAATTCGGAAATCAAGCTGGTGTACGAGACGGGCGATGCTGTGTCACCGGCCCGTAACGGCAAGGTCGGCCGTATTGCTGACTTCACCGTCTATCAGTCCAACAACCTACCAGTTTTCGCGGACAACTACGTCAATACGTGGGACATCCCGTTTGGCTGGTCCCCCGGCCTTGCCTGGGCCTCGCAGTTCACGGAAACCGATCTGGTCAAGCTGGTCACTCAGATTGGCGTCGGCGTCCGTTCTGTGTGCGCTTACGGCTTCAATACCGTGGTGCCGGCGTTTGTTGGTAATATCGTTGCTCAGCAGGGTCTGACCTAATCAGGCCCGTGTAAGGAGAGATTGTCATGGCAGATGCAATGAAGGACACCGCCAATCGCAGCACGAGCGGCGGCGAAAAGCCGGATCAGCACCAGTACGCCACCGATGGGACCAACAAGGGTCGCGTAAGCGTTACCCCGCGTCCGGCCGGCGAAGTTGGCGAGTATGGCGCTGGCAAGGGCAAGGCGCGCATTGCGCCTCCGTTCGCGCCGGATCGGGCGATGGAACCCGGTAACGAGGGCGGTTACCGCGCCCGCGCTGCCGGCAGCAGCAAAGACTGAGTTGTAATCCGAGGGGCCGGCATTCGTCGGCCCCTTACTAATTCAAGGAGTTCCCTATGCCGTCCCTACGCG